GAGTTTGATTCAACCCTAACTCTTCAATTTCTTCCTCGGTTGGCTGGACTGTACCGGCTTGAATCATTTGCTTTCTAATTCTACCATGTAACTCGTCAGCATCATTGATATCTAAGTTTCTAGCTATAATATCTAACCCTATCTGGGCGATTATTGGATTGGTTGCAGATAATTCAATTAATTGTGCCGCTGACTCTTGGCGTTTAGTTGCGAAGCTTTTACCGGTATCTGTTACAACATCGTATTTACCCTGGGTTAGGTCATTAACTAAAACCTTTTCGCCTGTTTGCTTATCTTCTACGGTTTGATTTAAGTGCTTGTTTATTTCTACTTCTTCGCTTGAGCCGTCAATATTTAATATTCTTACTGTCCTGGCTGTATCAAGAATCCTAGGGATTAAGTCGACTAATATCTCACCAGTATACTTTTTAGACTTCTCTAAATTATCCTCGTAAATAAACGATCCCCTATCACCTTTTTCTGATTGAGACTGTACTGATTTCTCGCTTAATAATTGCGGTGCCCTTCCTAATGATGGCGCGTGTATTCCAGTGGTAGCCTCTATATCAAGAGAAGCTTGCTGAATCATTGCTAACGAAGCTTGTTGTAGTGAAGGTGCGCCCGTTCTGGTTGGTGGTCCAGGGTGTTTAGCATCTGCATTGTACTTCATGAAAGGCTGATTCTTTATGTTAAATGATTGGAACTGCGACTCATGTCCAGCCATCATTTTTGGTGTTAACCAGTAAGGGTCTTTAGGCGTTAAAGATGAAGTCTCTATTGATTGACTTGTTTCATAATTGTAAATTCTTTGAGGGTCTTTAGCATCTCTGACAATACCTTTAACAAAAGTCTCATCTTCTATGTGATGAACTTTACCGAAAACAGGGATTAAAGGAATATATTTACCAGCCCAATCTAGAGGGCCTTCCAGTACTTCTAAGCCACTAACTTTATACATTACTATCTTGTGAGTATCGACTTTTCTAGTTTTTAGAACGGTAACACCTTGCTTCTTAAGTTCATCCATGACCTTTGACTCTTCATCTAAGTCAATCACCTTTCCGTCGGACATTAACCCAAGATTCTTAGTTATTGGTACTTTCTTCCAGTACTCGGCAACTCTTATTTTTTGCTCTCTAAACCAGTTTCGACAATTCGGAAAATTACTTAATTGATTTTTAGTGAAGCTTGATAATGAAGCGGCAGGCCATTTATCCTCAAAGTCTACTTGTGAAAAATTGGTTATAAAGAACGCATACATTGCATCACGTTTGTCATATTCTTCTGATGGTCCGAAAAACAAAGAGCTTGCTGCGGATTTTATAGGTTTAATCTTTATGTCTTGTTCAAAAACGTCATCATCATTGAACTCTGTTAATACTCTCCAACCACCGAATCCTCCAGCAATAGCCTCATCAAATGCAGAGTCATAGGCGTTGGCTGCCTTAGAAACGGATTCTATATTACGAATTAATCCGTTGAATATTTTTGCCGTCTCTTCATCAGCACCACTAGATACAGGTCTAATCTTTATTGTGGTTCTATTTTGTCTTTGATTGCCGACAATCTGATCAATAGCGGGTTCTATGCGGTTGATAGTGAATCTAGGTCGATTAGCTCTCTTAGTTGTGGAGTCCTCATCCCACTGAGCCCCCTCAACATGAGCGAACCTCATCTCCTGGATTGATAGTTGACGTTGATCTCTATCTTCCACTTGTTCCCAGCGCTTCATTGCTTCGGCGTGAATCTTTTCTAGATCATCTTTTTCACTAGTCGGTTCGTGTGTATTGTGATCATGGTCCATTATTAAAACTCGCTATCAAAGTCTATGTCTATTAGTTTTATACTATTATATGGTAATTCTTTACACGTTACCATTCTGAATCAAAGCTGATATCTTTACACTCTTCCTTATCCAGCATACCACTACTGGACATTTGGCCGAATTGCCTAAACGAATCAGCCCCTTCTGAATGCACATCATGCATAGATATGTCCATAAATCTTCCGGCTGTTCTGTTCCACCTCTTTCTATATGATTCCAGATGAATTATTCCTTCTTTGCATGCCACTTCATCAAACCAGCACGATGAGAATGAATCTCTTGTAGCTTGTATGCCGTGGGATATTTCAGGCACTCTTGGTACTATTTCAATGTTTTTCAATCCTAACTTCTTTAGCGAATCAATGGGGGATATATTATCTAGCTCACCCTGTCTTTCATGATTGCCGTCATGGGGCAAATAGTGCACACCCCAGACATAACCGAGCTTGTTTAATTCGCTCACGTAGTAATTGTATGGCTCACCCCACCCCTCAATATACCCGATGAAATTATCCTTTTGGCCAATATTTTGATGTAACCAGATGCCGGTACCATCACCGCTTCCAATATCCCAAAATGTATTAACTGGATACCTAGGGTTGTACGGGACGCATGAGATACGACCTTCCTTTCTTGCTTTTGTTATTTGAATAGTGTAGTAGCACCCCTCTTTTGACTTCTGGAATGCTTCTTCTGATGTGCTGGGGTATTCCTGCCACATCTTTTCATCTTCTCCAGAAAACTCTGAGTCCCTAGTCATGCACCACCAAGCGCGCTGCTCTATTGATAGATTGGCGTTTGACTTAACCTCTATCTCGTCAAAGTATTCATTGTCTTTGTTGGTGATAATTACATCTTCAGGATTTGTTTGATACCGCTCCTCCCCCCACCATGGGAAGAAATGAAACTTATAGTCTTTAGGGTTTAGCTTTTTACCTGAGTTCATTAGCGCCTCGGCTCTCTTTGATATCTTATAGAAATGTCCGTCTTGCCCTTCGGCCGTAGATTCTATAAAGACCATACCATTAATTGTTACGGCCGGTATTGAGCCGGTGATAATCTCATCAGCCCTATCTGGAAACCTAGCACATATCTTACCAAATTCAGAAACGTGTAAGTATTGAAGAGTTCCAGACCTTGCAGACGTAGCCACACGAATAGAGCTGTTATTATGTGCGAACAGAAGCTCACTAGCACTATCTCTAGCTAATGGCATAGCCTGCTTTAATGATGGTGGTAGATTATCGTAAGCGAACCCAATCTTATCTCTAAATATTGTCTTTGCAACATCTTCACTTTGAGCTATTACCGCGGCTCTGATGTTTGCTCTAAATAGTGCACAGTCCAGAAACAGGATGCCAATGGCAGTGGTAAAACCAAGCTGCCTGGCTTTCAGTATGTTATTTCTTGTGTGGAGGTTGAGTAGTAATTGTATTTGTGCTTCATTAGGTATGAACGGGATAACTAGCGATTCTTCACCCGCATCACCTTTAATCATTATTTTGTATAATTGACCGCTTGTCAGCCTCCACCAAGGGTCAGCAAGACATTCTTTAAACTCTTTTTCATTCTTTGGTATTTTAGTCGCTAGTTGGGCCAAGAGTATTGCCTGAAATTTCATTGATGAGTAGGGTTAATGGATTTTCTTTATCGCCTGACAACTCTTTCTTATCCTTCAGACCTAAATCTCTTGCTATGATGTTAGGGTTTAATAGTCCTGCAGCGGCTCCTGAGAACTTCTGGTCGTATATTATAGCTTCCGCTCGCGTAGTGACTCCGTTGTAATCTTCTTTAGCCCTGTAGCTCGACCATGCGTCTAATGATATATCTAAATACAAACAAAGACCGGTTAATGTCATTGCTCGCATTAGCGGTTCAGCTTTTTCGCTAACCTCTCCCTGGTAAACTATTCCTTTCTCTAATGGATGGTCCTCTACCCAATCAAAGTATTGTGTGCATGCTTCCCATAGTATTTCGTCGTCCTCAAATAGAGGTTTACGACCATGAGTACTCCTGGCTCTCCAAAATTGATTGCCTTTAGGTGCTGCCATTACATATCACCTCAACCTCATAACCTGAAGCCTCGATAAAAGCTCTTAGTAGTTTCATTTCGTTAGTCATTACGGGTCTTCCTGCCAATTAACATTAACCGACAAACCTTCACTATCAGTTACTTTAAGCGTTTCTCCGGTATGTATAATAATAGTTCCTTTCTCAAGGTTGGGAAGTAGACTAAAGTGTTTAGCTATTGCTATAGCGTCATCTCTGCTAATTTCTGACCATCCATCCCTGTTTAATATGCTTATGAAATTTTCATCAGACATTACTTCTATTTCGTGGTCACTCCACTTATGTTTTGTTATATCGAATGGCTTAGACATTGCGAGTCCTCACTATTCTTATAGCTAGCTTGGCTTTGCTTATTAGACTAATCAGATCAGTGAGAACTACCGAATTGTCACAAACAGCGATGTAGCTCTTATCTCTATCTATTTCTATTAGCTCAACAGGGCTTGATTTGCTTGATATGCCGACTATGTGAGCGGTTCTCATAAGCTCCATTTCATCGGTAGTTAATTTGATTATTGCGTTAGGCCTTGCCTGTACTAATAGCTTCTCAGCTAAAGTGTCGGCGGCTTCGTATAGGGTCGCTTCTAGTGGTTGTTCTATAAATATGATCATTAGATTAACCCATAAATACGGAGTTCGCTTATAAGGCTACCGTTATGACGTATAACAACACCATCTGTATTGGGCCTATAAATCATATCCCAACATTTATTTTTATGATTGTATCGGTACTTAGGCTTTATTTTATTAGGCATTAGACTTAACCCTCTTAAAAGGGAAGTCTTTTGATGGGCTTCTAGGTGGTATATACTCTATAGTTTGTTCGCCGAATATAAATAATTGACGTTCATAAAATCTCATTACACCTACTTCTTTTTTCTTCTTGCTCATAACTTTTTCCTCTGCGCCTCTTTTACGTTGTGCGATAAACAGTTATGTGGGGATTTGGCCGGAATCGAACCGGGTCACACTTATTAGGGCATGACTACCATAGCGCTCTAGAAACGCCTCCTCGTCCATTATTCGAATTTTGGTCCTTTTCGCTTGGTTTTACGCTTATTTACCTTTTTTGGTAAGTTTCGCTTTGCTCTTTCTTTTTTTGTGTGGTCTGGCATAATTTCCTCCTATGCTAAAACTGTAAAACGCTGGTAATTGCCCGATATTTCTTGAGTTGGACTAGTGGCCTTACCTTTTTTGCGCCATTGCCCCGCTCTATCTAATACTTCTGATTCTACCACATAATTCAAATATTGATTAGCCAGGAATGTTTCATCACCCTCAACAATATTAACAGCGCCAAGTGTAGCTGTCTTTTCTACGCTCTCACCTAATTCTGGTTCGAGTATCATTGTATAAGTTGTTAGACCTGAAACGTCCTCGCCTATATTTGCTCTGATTGTTTGCCCAAATTCGTTAACGTTCATTATGCCGCCTGTTGTGCTTCTCTAATAAATCACATTGACTTGTCGCGTTTTCTTGATAGGTGATTATATGCTTTTCTATTGCGTTAAATGTATCGTCATCAATATCACTTAGCTGCTTATCAGTTAATCTCTCCAATAAGCTAACTGATGGCTTATCAACGCATTCGGCATCTACATGACCAAGGGCAATCGTTTCACAACCTACCAGCCCTATCACGGCGCTTATCACCAGAAGAGTCTTTAACCCGCTTGTCAATACGTTCTTTTTCATCTTTCAAAACCTCTTGCTTATCATCTTTCTGACCTTCTCTAATATCGTTCAACTTATCATTAATTTTGTCTTTATGCTCAAGCCTGGCGTTTTTAGATAATAGATACTTTATCCAGTAACCCATAAACACTAAGGCGGCAATAGCGGCCAGCTTCATATTAGACAACATTATTTATCTTCTAGTGGTTCTGATGTTATTTTTCTAAGTTTATTGTCGGCCATTCCAAGTAAAGCTACGATTACGCCAAACCACATAGGATCAACTGACGCTTCAAAGTTACCAGATAAAGCCAGTATTACAGATACTAATCCCGCTAATTTTTTAAGATATGCAAACCGAATCGTTTTAGAGTTTTTGATTGCGTAGTATTCTTTCTTTAACCAGTTCATTATGTTTTCCTTTTGGGCTGGAACTCTATGTGAAAATGTTCGTTAGATTTATCTTTAGCCTCAAGAATCATATCAATATCAGGGTTATGTCCTAATGCTTCTTTGCATAAAGCTAGAACTTGTTCTGGATTAGTAAAGCACCTAGAGCGTACATCAGCGGCTTTACCGTCATAATGTAACGATGTTCTTCCATGTCTTGTTGATTCTTCGCTGCCTGATGTGATTGTAGCTTCCTGACCCTGTTCTTTCATAACCTGGTCAATGATGAATAACGCTATAACTAGTTCAGGTTTAAAGCCCTTAATGCTAACTGTTGAGTCTTTTAATCTCATTCTTTTGCCTTTTTCCTTAGTATTTCAATCTCAAGCTTGTGTTTTTCTGCTTCTCGCTTGGAGCGTTTTATTTGAATACCGGTTACAATTATTGCACCTATAAGCCCTACAACACCTGACATCCAGCCGATATTCGTTTCAACCCATGAAAGATGATAAGCAAGAGGTTTTGAAAGATGAAAAAGAACGTATTGACAAGCGGGTT